CCAACATTTCGGTTGTCGTAAGAACTCCAAAATCTTTCATGATTACTTTCTAGAGTTTTACAACAATATCTTTTTTCCTTATCTAGAGGAGAATGGTATCACCACTGTAATTGACATGGGTGATACTTTTGATAGTAGAAAGGGTATTGATTTCTCTGCATTGGCATGGGCAAAAGACAATTATTATGATCGTCTTAGGGATATGGGTATTACTGTCCATACCATTGTAGGAAACCATACTGCATACTATAAGAATACTAATAAGGTAAATGCAGTAGACCTTCTTCTTCGTGAGTATGATAATGTATATGTCTATGATGCCGCATCAGAAGTTACGATTGGTGGTCTAGATATACTATTCATTCCCTGGATTAATAAAGAAAATGAAGAAAGTACTTTCAAATTTATTCAAAATTCAGATTGCCACTGTGCGATGGGGCACCTTGAACTCCAAGGATTTAGAGTTAATAAGCAAATCGTCATGGATCATGGTCATGCAAGCGAGTTATATTCAAAGTTCACCAAGGTCTTCAGTGGTCACTATCACACTAGATCGGATGATAAACGGATCTATTACCTCGGTAACCCCTACGAGATGTTCTGGACAGATGTCGGTGATCGGAGAGGATTCACCATCTTTGATACAGAAACTCTTGAACATTTTCCAGTAGACAATCCCTACAATCTGTTCCATGTTCTCTATTATAATGATGATGATCCCGCACTTTTGAATTCATCAATCTATGAAAACAAAATTGTTAAGGTCGTTGTCCGTAACAAGACAGATCCCAAGAAGTTTGAAAAGTATATCGATAAACTCTATTCATCCAATGTGTATGAGTTGAAGATTGTAGAAAACTTTCAAATACAAGAGTCTGAAACCTTTGAGATTGAAGAGTCAGAGGACACCTTTTCTATTCTTGATAGATATATTGAGGAGTCAGAAACTGAACTTGATAAATCAATCATTCAGAACCTGATCAGAGAAATCTACCAAGAAGCCTGTGAGATGGTATAATGTACATCATTACAATCGAAGGAAAAGAAAACGAGGGAGCATATTCAGTATCTGATGAAGATGGTGATAAGATCCTTTACATTTTTGAAGAAGAAGATGATGCAATTCGTTTTTCTTTACAATTAGAAGAAGACTGTGGTTTTCCAACCATGAATACTCTTGAGATTGATGATGAATTGATGATCAAGACATGTGAACTTCACGATCACCGTTATACCGTGATCACCCCCAATGATATCGTGATTCCTACTACACACTATGATTCTATTTCAAAAAGTGAATAAGTAGAAAAACTAAATAATAGAAAAAGTTTTTCTACTAATGAAAGTTTGTAAGACCTGTGGTATTGAGAAACCATTCAGTGAATACCATGTTGCCCGAAAAGTTGGTGGTATGAGTGGTGGTTATTCGGCAAAAAACGTCGTATACAAATCACACTGTAAAGAGTGTTATAGAACAAGACAAAGAGAAAAGTGGAGTCAACTCTCTATTGAAAAAAGAAGAGAGAGAAAAAACAATAATAAGTGCTCAACACCAGAATGGCATAGAGAGTATAAACTAAAAACAAAGTATGGATTGACAACTGAAGATTTTTCTTCTATGATATTAGAACAAAATTCTTGTTGTAAAATCTGTAATCAACACATGGATAACCCCCAGGTTGATCACTGCCATACTACAGGTAAAGTTAGAGGACTTCTGTGTAGGGCCTGTAACACTTCTCTTGGATTATTGAAAGAGAACCCTGAAACCCTTCGTAACATGATCTCGTATATCAATGATTCTATTTCAAAAAATCCGCTGGAGAAATCTACTTTCGACAGGTAACCAATTCACTGAAGTAAATCTTAACAAAGATCAAACTACACTTATCATTGGAACAAATGGTGCAGGTAAATCCACCATTCTTGATGCCCTAACTTTTGTGCTGTATGGAAAAAGTTTCAGGAAGGTGAATAAAAATCAACTGATCAATTCAACAAATGAGAAAGGAACTGTTGTTGAGATTGAGTTCAGTGTGAATCAAGTTAATTGGAAAGTTATAAGAGGAATCAAACCAAATACATTTGAGATCTATAGAGAAGATAAGTTACTGGATCAATCACACTCTGCAGTAGATCAACAGAAGTGGTTGGAACAGAATGTTCTCAAGATGAACTACAAGTCATTCACTCAGATTGTGATTCTGGGTAGTAGTTCATTTGTTCCCTTTATGCAACTACCCACCTCTAGTCGTCGTGAGGTTGTAGAAGAACTTTTGGATATCAAGATCTTCTCTTCGATGAATAGTTTGATTAAAGAGAAAATCCGTGGACATAAAGAACAGATCAGAACATTTGAGTTGAAGAAAGAATCTCTCAAAGATAAGATTGAAATGCAAGAGAGGTTTATTAGAGAGATTGAGAACAATGGTAAGTCTGATATTAAGAACAAAGAGACCAAGATTGGTACTCTTTTGAGTGAAGAAAATGACTTTATGAATGATAATATCAAACTCATGGAGGAACTTAATGAGTTTGAAAATCAACTCAAGAACTACACAGGAGCTTCAGAAAAATTAAAGAAGTTATGTGACATTAAAGGTAAACTTTCTCATAAAGTATCAAGTATTACTAAGGAACATAAATTTTTTAGTGAAAATGTATCATGTCCTACATGTACACAGTCAATTGAGGAGGAGTTCAGAATAAATAAAATTGAAGACGCTCAAAATAAAGCAAAAGAGTTGCAGTCTGGTTTCAAAGAACTAGAACAAGCAATTAATAAGGAGGAGGAACGAGAGCGTCTATTTACCTCACTCACTAAGGAGATCTCAACACTCACACATGGTATTTCTAAAAACAATACTCAGATCGCTGGATGTCAGAGACAGATCAGAGATCTGGAATCGGAAATTCAAAGAATTACCGAACAACTTGCAAACAGAAATACTGAACATGACAAGTTAGCAGAACTAAAGGAAAACCTAAAAAATACATACGATAAGTTGGTTGAGAAAAAAGAAGATGTCTTCTATCATGACTTCACCTATAGTCTTTTGAAAGATGGGGGAGTAAAATCAAAGATTATCAATAAGTATCTTCCACTTATCAACCAACAGGTCAATAAGTACCTACAGATGATGGATTTCTACATCAACTTCAAGTTAGATGGAGAATTTAACGAGACAATCCAATCACCTATTCACGAAGACTTCTCGTATTCTTCATTCTCTGAAGGAGAAAAGATGAGAATCGATCTGGCATTGTTGTTCACCTGGAGAGAAGTAGCCCGATTTAAGAATAGTGTGAATACCAACTTGATGATACTGGATGAAATCTGCGATTCCTCTCTGGATGGGACTGGAAATGATGAGTTTCTCAAAATTATTAGATACAAACAACCTAATGCAAATGTATTTGTAATCTCTCATAAAGAGGGATTAGAAGACAAATTTGACAAAGTATTAAGATTTGAGAAAGTCAAAGGGTTCTCCAGATTATCTCCCTAAATAGTTTCATTATGGATGAGGTCTTAGGGTGGGTCATATCTACAAGATTACCAATAATGTGAATGGTAAGTTCTACATCGGAAAAACTGAGAGGGGGTTGAAGTATCGTTGGAGACAACACAAATCCTCTGCTAAATCTCCGAAAGATTATTTCCATTACTCAATGCGTCATCACGGGATTGAGAATTTCTCAATCATATTCATCAAAGAGGTCGGTGAAGACGAGTGTATCAATGAGTTGGAGAAACACTACATCAGGTGGTTGAAACCTCAATACAATCTCAAAGAAGGTGGAGATGGTGGAAGACACCATCCTGATACTATTGAGAGAATGAGGAAACCTAAAACACAGGAACACAAAGATAATCTCTCCAAATCAAGAAAGGGGATCAAACTTCACTTCACACCAGAGAGAAACCAGAAGATTTCTAACGCACTCAAAGGGAGATCATCTCCAACAAAGGGAACAAAGTGGTGGAACAATGGAGTTGAAAGTGTATGTTGTAAAGAACAACCAGAAGGATTTGTAAGAGGAAGATTGCCGAAACACAAGAGAGGTCTAACACCAGGATTGGAACTTGGAACCAAACTCAATCTTACGGAGGAAGAAAGAAAGAGAAGAAGTAATCACCTTAGACAAGTCCGAAGAAATATGTTATAATACTGAGAACCATCGTATCCTAATGACCATCCCCAACTGGCAACATCATTCAAAGAAGGAGAAAAAACGAACCCTTAAACCTCAAGCAATGAGGGCAAGAAGAGAAGCCCTCCGCCACTTTAAGAAGCGTCACATGAACCTCCCCAAAAGGGAGGTT